GCAACCGCGGCCACCGCTGCCACAACTAAGGCCCAGGATTCACCGACATTAAAATGATTCAATAGATCGCCTCCTTTTTAAGATTTGACTTTCTTGACTGCAGGGCATTTCTCACACTTCATCGTTTTTTCATCAACGCTGACCCAGACATGCATATTGCTTTCACATTTATTCATTTAGATTTCCCTTTTAAACGCCTTAATCCTTTTATTCTTTTTCTCTGGTTACTGTTCTGCTCTTTTCTTGTGGCCCATTTGCAATTTGAAGCTTCGTAATTACCTTCGTTATCTATGCGCTCTATTGAATATCCCTCTGGACGTTGGCCCATATCTTTAAAGAATTGTGCAAAACTATCACGCCATTCTTTACACATCATGATACCTCTGGCTCCATAATATTTGTAAGATTTATCGTTGACATTGTGACATCTACTTTTTGCTTTCTGCCAACTTACATATTCAGGAGTCAATTTACTATTTCTTCTTCTATATCCATGAACCGTTGCCCTGCTTAATAACTCACGGTGTAGACATCCACAGCTTTGAGTGTTGAGGTTTTTCAAATGCTGATCCATTACACTTACAAGATTCCCGCAATTACATTTGCAGAGCCATTTTCTACGTCCGCCTTTGGTTCTCACAGCCTCTCTAATAACAAGCAATCTACCAATTTTTTTACCGATCATAATATCACCGTTCCCCCCGCCTGTTGATCCCGCCAGGCCATGAACCAGGACATAACACAGAAGTCCTGCAGCGCCGTTGCTTCTGCCCTCGGTGTGCTCTTAATATCAACGCTCTGCTGCTCGCCGGTCAACACGTCCTCAATATATATAATGAAGGGCGCTTCCGGCTTTTCTTCAATATCCCTGACTGATACCCGGTAAAAGGTTCCGTCATGTTCTACGCTTATTGGATCCATGGAATTGTATTTGCTCATTCTTCACATTCCTCGATATCCCTTAATATTTGTTTGGCGGAATCTTTTGATTCTTTGTTACAGCTAGGTTTAAGCCATTGCTGGAATAAAGAATCCATTATGTAACAGGTTTTGCCCCATTTTCTATATAAAGGGCATTCGGGACAATCATTCCAACTTACTGCATATTTTTCACAGAAGCCACATTGAGAATTTAAATCTTTTAATTTTGGATTCGCTTTTGATGTTTTGTTAGCATATTTATATTTATCTCCATTTATTCTTGGTGGATTTTTAATTATCCACTTCCATTTCAAAATACTTAACTCTTTAGCTTGCTTGAATGTCACGCCGTCCCTCCATTATATTATCCCCGTCCGCAAGGTGCGGCAAAGCAGGCCGCCAGGCATGGAAAACCTGCACCGGGGATAATTTATAATTTAATGAGATTGCCTGGCTCATATAGATAATTTACCACGGCTATTAAATCCTGTCAAGTCGGGGAATCCCTGTTTTTTCTATAGGTGATATCCTGATGATATTACGCTGATATTGAGACGATAACAGCTTGATATTATGATGATATTATTAACTGGCATGATAATTAATTAGTTGACATATAATTATTTAGTTGACATATAATTATTTAGTTGACATATAATTATTTAGTTGACAAATGGATTGCAATTATTTATATTGAAATTGTGGAAGCTGGGATAAAAAATAAACCTGAAATACTCTATCCCCGGCGTTGCGTCGACCTTCCGAGGCCCATGCTTCCACATGACCGCGCATATAAGTCCGGGGGTATTTAATTAATGAGGTGAGCCATGACAGATCAGGACGCAAGAAGGGTCTCAGAATGTTTAAGATCATTTGACATTATCTTTAATGATAGAAGAGTTCTCCCTGTGACTGTATATTTAAATCATTTTAAAGATCTGGATTTCATGGAGTTTAGGACTGCTTGCCGTTCTGTTATTAATTGTAAAACTACTCAATCATACCCATCAATCGAAGAAATAGAAATAATGTATTGGAGAAGAAAACTATTCCTTGAAATTGATAAGGCTATTGCATTTACAGGGGATAATCCTTTGAAGCTGCCAAATTCATTTTACTATGTTTACTTGAATGCTAAATTAAACAGGCATAACTAAACAGGTGATCGAGTGTGGAGCTATGAATGAAATTAAATTCACAATACCCGTAAAGCCTTTGCCATATAAAAACCTGACCCGCGATGAACGCTATTTAATGGGTATGTCACGCAATCAGGCAGGTCCAGCCATGGCCGCAGACTGGGAAAAGGTCCAAGCGTACAATCTATACAAACAGAAAATTGAAACCATAAGCCTGCAGCATGAATATCCGCGTTCACCGTCCAAAGGCCTGCATATGCACGTTGACATCTATTTTGGTGATAAGAAACACGGAAACCCCGTCAATTACTGGCAATGTGTAGCCGTGAGCTGCTTTAAATCAAGCAAGCATGTTGCCGGCAGCTTTGATTATTATTATGATGATACGCCCCGGGTAGAAATAATCATTAGATATAATCAGGAAGTAAAGCAGAGGACCACAACTACAAAGCAGCCCGAAACCATAGAAGACTGGAAAGCAAAGGCATTTTAATATAATGCGGAATCCTTACCGGAAACTGTCAAACCTCAACATTCAACCAGAGAAGGGAACACGCAGGATAGCTAACGATCTATTTATAGCCCTGATCATGGCCGGCTTCAATGAAGTGGAGTACAGAATCTTAATGATGATAATCAATGATGCCTGGGGCTGGCAGAAACAAACTGTAAACTTTACATTCCAGGAAATGGCCGACTTCTTGACTGTCACCAGGCCCACTATCATTAAATATGTGCGGCTCCTGGAGCTCAAACAAGTGCTCATTGTTGACCGTCAACTAGTAAACGGCCATTTACCAGTTAACATGTACTCAATCAATAAATTCTATGACACCTGGCAGGCCATAACTAGTAAACCACCGTTTACCACTACTGGTAAACCACTGTTTACTAGTTCAACGGTCCAACTGGTAAACGAAATCGTCTCAACTGGTATACGGTCATCGTTGAAACTGGTAAACGACGGTTTACCCCCTGCTGTTGTTTTAAAGAAAGAAAGAAAAGAAAGGGCAGAACTTTCGAAATCTGCTGCGCTTCCCGATGACAATGGCAAAGGAAAATCATCGGCTGATGAAGGCCAAACTGAACTTGATTCTTTAGGAAAGAAATACGCAAAGAAAAACAAATTAAAAACTGTCCTCGATGAACCAGCGCCGGCAGCCGAATCGGAAGATCCACTCTTCGGACCTTGAACATGATAAACCAAAATGATATAATCTACTCATCATGAGTGTAAAGAAAATTAACAGCAAGGATATCATCGTTATCGATCCCAAAGACATGAAGATTGAAATCGATAACGATGAAGATAAGACAGCACAGCCCTGGGACCTCGCAGAAGCCCTCAGGCTGCGCATCGTTAAACACTTCACCTTTCGGGACCTGGAAAGATACTACGGCGTACACAGGACCACTATCCACACTCGTATGCGTAGATTTCAAGATATCATCAACGTAACCGGCAACGTCGAGCAAATACAGAACATGAAAACGCACTTGCTAACTTTAGTTGAATTTGAATTGCTCCAAGATCTACTAGACAAAGGGAAACGCAAAAGTGCCAGCCTGAATAATACAGCTTATGCGATCAAACAAGTCTTTGATATGAACAGGTTAGAGCAGAACAAGGCCACTGAGATAGTTGACATGCGCCGGATCACAGCTGATCTGACTGACTTCCTGAACCGCACAGCTGATGAATAAACTAACTTAACGGAATATATCTTATCGGACTATAAAAGGTAAAATTAACTTGCAATCACTTAAATTATCAAGTATAATACCTTTGAATAATGTAAAACTATTCGGGGGTATTTCTATGAAAAAGCGTAAGCAGTTCAACATGTCAAAGATTGATACAGTTACACTGGACTATCTCTATAACGTAAAACTGTATAGAATCAATGAGATATCCTTGATTACAGGCAAAACAAGGCAGCGGATCTGGCAGCTGCTCAAAGAGTACGGCATTCATAACAACAGCCGAGTAACGAGAGAATGTGAGTATTGTCATGAGCGTTTCGAGGTGGTCCGGTCAAGGGCCAGGCGTGGCAGTGGTAAATATTGCAGTGACGATCATTACCACGAACACAGGCGATCACTCGGTTATGAACCAGATAAGCAGGGGCAGAGGAAGGGCCGTCAGGTTATCGAGTCTTGGCTGGGGCATCCTCTCCCGGTCAAGATGATAGTACATTATGAGGATGGAGACCAGGTTAACAACGACATCAGCAACCTATGGGTATTCCCAAGTAATGCTGAACATATCAGATATCATCATGCTAAACGTAACGGCAAAGGCAAGCTCCCTTATCAAGAGTTATGGCAACTGCCGAACATGATCGAAGAGTGGGTGAAGGTATTATGATGATGTTACAAGGATTTACACTGATAAAGGGGGTGCCGGGGGGGGGAGAACTCAGCCGGTCTCCACTCATAGAGTTCCTGCCCTCTCCGCGCAATTTTCTTCTAAAAGATCCCGTTCTGAAATTTCTGAAAATAGAGTTTCTAAATCTTTCTGTATACCCCGCCAAGTTGACAAAAAACTATTCTCCTTGCATTGCAAACGCATTACAGGTATACTGAGTCATGTCGGACGAAAATTCAGAAGAGACGAAGAAAGTCTATCCTGTCGAAAAATGTAATCAATGCGGAAAGGATTTTCCGAAGAAGAGGCCCTGGCAGGAATTCTGTAATTCGAAGTGTCGCTGGAAGTCTTGGAATGAGAGGCATCCGAGGGTGAAGCCAGATGAAGGAAAGGGCGATGATGATTTATTTAGTTAATCTCAGTCTGAGGGATTTTTAATAAAATGAAAGAATTTTTTATAGAAGTTGATGAAAAAACGTATTCCATTTTGAGAAATAAAAATATTGTAGATAAATCGGGAGTAATTGCACCTGACAAGATGAAGTGGTTTTTGGAATTGATTGACTGGAAAAGATTTCACAAAACTTTTTTGAAAGGAGAATAAATCATGAGCAGAAAGAAAGAAACGAAGCACAGCGACGTAATGATTTTTACGCTGGCAGTGATTTTAGTAATCATGGCCATTGCCGGGTATGCGATGGGGGCTGAGGTAACTTTGGCGTGGGATCCGCCGACAGAAAATACAGACACAAGCGAGTTAACTGACCTGGCTGGTTATAATATTTACTATGGGACTTCTCCGAATGATTATTCTAAAATAGTCAATGCCGGGAATGTGACAACCTTTACAGTCAAAGATTTACCGGAAGGGTTCACTTATTATTTTTATGTTACCGCCTACAATACAGGCGGACTCGAAAGCCTGTATTCGCAGGATGATGTCAGTTTTAATATACCTGTTCTTCCTACGACGATTCCAAAGCCTCCTCCTGCTGTTATCGGAGAGTGCAGGGTTGTCTTAGTGAAAAACTGGAAAGGACTTGGAAGGTGCAAATGAGAAAATTAATTTTAATAACCATATTATTTATTTTTCTGACAGGCTGCAGTATGCCGGTCCTGAAGGAAGCGAATCTGTATGGCCTGGTGACTGTGCCGAAGCATGAGAAGACATTTGTGCAGAAGCCCGGTGTTCCTCGGTACGATTTAAGGGGAGAAGTGTCCCTGGAGAAAGGACAGTTGTTTTATGGCGTGCAGGTCGATTTATGGGGCTTTCAGAAGTGGAGAGATCTCCGGGGGTACGGCTGGCTGGATGCCGTGGAGAATTCCGATTATACCGTGGACCGGTGGGCGTGGACTGCCCGGCAGGAATTTGGCGTAATTATCACGGAGCGAATATCGTGGTACAATGAGTACGGGATATCCGCTGACGGTGTTCAGGATTACTGGTGGCTGTCGGGGATACGATGGAGGTTGAAATGAAACACCTCTTAATCATAACAGCAATCGTGCTGATGTCTTGCGCTCCGATTAATCATACGCATAAGACGCATAATATTGAAACGGGGATTGTAATCCCCATTGAAGAACCTTATTTTCCTACAGTAGATAGTCCAGATTGTCGGGTATGTGATTTTATTCAATGTTGGGAATGGGATTGTAATGGAAATAATTTATTATGAAATACCTTTTAATCATAATTTTCTTACTGACATCCTGCTCATGGAACAAGACAGATCAGATGTTGCTCGGTTCGTATGCCGTCCTGAGTGCGGTAGATGCCTATCAGACCGCAAACATGCCCGAAGGCGTTACAGAGGGGATGCCTTGGCTACGTGGGGATGACCGCAGGCCTGACATGGACAAGGTTTACGTCTGGAAGGGCCTGGCATTAATCGGGCTGTATTTCTGGTCTGATTATTTTGAGGAGCATAGGACTTTGAGTTTGGGCGCGGCTAATGGCTTACAGGGTGCGGTTGTGATATATAACTTGGAATATTGAGGGTGAATAAAAAATGATATTAACATATTATTGTGAAAAATGCGGGAAATTATTTATAAAAGAGCCAGATGAAAATGGTGAAATATTAAGAATTCCGTATTGTGATTCTTGTAGGAGTAATTGATGAGCATCAGACCTGAAGACATGAAACCTGATCCCGATTTAAATCTTTACGATATGAACAATGCTCCTCTCGACGATAATCACGATGACTGCTGGGGCTACGACGGAGTATTTGCGAAGAGCGCGGATCTCGATAGGCTGTGGTTCATGTTTGAGGGTCTGGAAATGATGCCTTTGTGGGAGAGGACTGTCGGGAGGAATAATTGAAGGATATGTCAATAGAGTTTTGGTATCAGAGCAATAATGAATGGCACCATCACTCATGGGTTAAGACTGAAGGAAAGTTTTATTATTTTAAAGACGGCAAGCTGGAATTCACAGCTGGGAGGTGAAATTGAAATTAATATTTGGCGATTTTTTGAAAGTTGGATATCAAATTCCCGAGAAGTCTGTTGATATGGTATTGGCTGATCCTCCTTATGAAGTCACTAAATGTAAATGGGATTCCATCATTCCCCTCGAGCCTATGTGGGTCGAGTTACAGAGAATCATAAAATTAAATGGAGCTATTGTTATGACAGCGAGTCAACCATTTACTTCTATTTTGATAATGAGTAATCTTAAAATGTTTAGATATACGTGGGTTTATCAGAAGACGACTCCTACGGGATATTTAAATGCAAAAAAAATGCCTATGAGAGTACATGAAGATGTTGTAGTTTTTTATAAAAAATTACCAATTTATAATCCACAAAAAACATTTAACCATAAAAGAAAAATTAGTACAGCAAATCACAAAAGGAATTGTAAGAAAACAGAAGTATATGGAAAACATGAATTGGCAACTTACGATTCAACTGAACGGTATCCGATATCTGTTCAGAAATTCTCGACTGATAAACAGAAAAGTAAATTACACTCGACTCAAAAGCCTATTGCTCTTATGAAATATTTTATAAAAACATATACGAATAAAGGTGAAACTGTTTTGGATTTTGCGATGGGGAGCGGAACAACAGGAGATGCCTGCAGAGAACTTGGTAGAAGATTTATTGGCATTGATAGTGATAAGTTGAATTTTAATATCGCAAAAAAAAGATTATATGACCCCAAATAGGATAAATGGACCTCTCAATAGAAAAATATAACAAGCTCAAGCCTGATAAGAAAAAGGAATTCCGGCAGATGGTCAAGGATAAGCTCGTTGAGGTGCAGTCCATTGATCCCTTCTGGTCCTTCGTACCGACAACCGGGGAGTTGACCCCTGAAATGAAGGATTTCCTCGGTAGGTACCTTAAACCCGAGGACATCCCCGAGAAGGTTGACGGCCAGCTGGATTCTCTGCTTGATGATTCTGATATATTGGGAGTCTCGGGTGGAAATCAGTCGGGCAAAAGTGCCGTGGGCGCTGTGGACGGCTATATCAGCCATACAGGTGAACTTCCTGACGCTTTACTGCCTTATGAGAAGAAATTTGCCTGGAAGCTTGAAAGGGCTAGGAAAAAGTATATGATGGGCCGTGTGGTCGGTGTGGACGGCAAGCAGCTCAGAAATACTGTATTGCCTTCCTGGAAGCAATGGTGTCCCCGGAAGTATTTGAAAAATGGATCCTGGGATGACAGCTTTACCGCGCAATACGGGATCCTGGAGCTTTACCGGCATAACAAAAAGAAGTGCGGCCAGATCGAATTCATGACAAATGAAATGGATGTGGAGTCCTTTCAAGGCCCACCTTTGGACTGGATAAAATATGATGAGGAAGCCCGGCTCAAGATCTTCAAGGAAAACATGCTCAGGTTTGTGACCTCGGATAAAGTTGATGTCCGGATGTACTGGACTCCCACACAGGGCCTTACGTGGTCAGCTGATTTATTTCAGGATGGAATTATCGAAGATAAGTTATTGGATTACTCCATAAATCTTTATAAGCTCTGCACAGTTACGAATCCGAAGGCGAACCTTAAAACCGTGGCTACTATCCTCTCGACGATCACGGATTACAACGAGCTGAAGATGAGGCTGCTCGGGGAATTTATCTCCATTGTGGGCCTGATATACGGGCAGTCTTTCCAGAGGGGCCTGCACGTTATCGAGCCTTTTAAGATTAAGCATGATGAACATATGGTAGTACGGGGGCTGGATCCTCATACGGCAAAGCCGACTATGTGCGTGGAGCTGGCCGTGGACCGCATGATGAATGAGTTTGTCTGCGGCTTATATCAGAACGATGTTGATACGGAGATTGTGAAGTACGAGCTGGCTCAACGGGCAAAAGCAAAGAATTACCGGCTGGCCTGGACCCAATGCGACAAGTCCGCCAATACCACGAATAAGGCCCTCAGTGACCGTAATATTTTCAAGGAGCTCTCTCAGGGGAAAGACGCTATTCCCGGCCTGTTTCCTTCGGAGAAATATACGGGCAGTATCCATGCCGGTGTAGATGAGATCAAGAAACTTCTGAAGCCCCGAGAGCTGACTTCCGGAGAAGAGAAATTCCTTCTTAAATATCCGGAAATGAAAAAATCAATCGTCGATAAGAAAAAGCCCCGGCTGTTTATATTCGATCTTCCGGAGTGCCGTCCTTTGATACGAGCCATGCAGTCCCTTGAGAGAGAGGCTTATCCGAATGAGGATAAGAAGGGCATGAAGGATCAGATAAACGAGGGCAAGCATGACGCCCATGCCGCCTTGAGGTATATTCATCAGAGGCGTATCCGGTGGATGCCGCCTGTGGAAGTGAAACCACATTATGAGGATGAGGGGGATTATGTATGATTACTAGAAGATTATTTTTACAAGGGCTTGGAGTTATTGTAGGCACAGTTGTTTTGGATAAATTAGATATTATTGAAAAACCTGTTCCCATAGAAAACGAAATTAAAAGATGGGGCAATATAAAAATAACAGAAGAATATGGAAATGCCATTCCTGCGACTCAGGGAACCAGACTAAATAAAGATATCGCTAAAATATTAATTGATGATGCCAGAAAGACATTACCCAAAGGAACCAACTTTCTAATATTAGAAAAAATGCCTTCAAACTATGGAAGATCTCATGGCTTTGCGTGGTATACAAATAATATTATTATGAAAGGTGGAATCCCAAAAATAAACCAAGGAATGATTAAAGCAAAATTAAAGATTTAAGGGGGATTATGCCTGATCTAAAAAAGGAACTCATAGAATACATCAACGAAATAGAAAAACAGCACAAAGTAGAAATAGCAACAATTGAAGACTCAATTGTGAAATTAGCTATTAATGGTGTTGTAGATGGTTTGACTACGGACATCAGGAGGATATTATTAAAGTATGATTAGTCAAATATTTAAAAAAGACATCCCTAAAATGTTCATCAGGACGGAGTATGTCAGGTATCCCGGAATGAGGACAGGTTCCCAATTTTACAATGTCAAGCATATAAAAAATATAATGACAGGCGAAATAAGAACACTAAAACCATCTGGTGTATTTTTTTGCGACCATCCCGAAGATTGGGAACCTGTCAGGCATCCTGCGGTTCTTACTGCTCAGATGGTAAGGGATGTGAGTATAAAAATGAAAAAATATGAAGTGCCTTGGCGTAAGGTACCGGAAAATATATTACGGCAGGGAGTTGAAAAATATAAAAATAATTTGGCATTTACTAAACATTGCACTGGAATAGTTGAGCATAAATTTGTCGGTGAAATAGATAAACCATGTTGTGTATGTGGAAAACTTCGTCATTGTCATGAATAAAGAATTAATTAATGCTGTTTTGGATTGGTGGGAGAAGCATCAATATGATTGCACTGGAGAATATGACGAATACAATGTCTACGATGAAGAGCCTGAAATGGTGAAGATTGCTAAAAAATTAAATAATGAATAAAGAACAAATCCAGAATCTTAAGAGAAATTTAATAGGAGCCTTAGCTCAACTCATCAAGCTAAACGGCACCCCTGATGTGGACGGAAGGTGCCAGCATTATTTCGTCGGTGAAAGATGCGTCAAATGTAAATTATCTTTGGTGAATTATATCGATAGCTTGACACCTCACCAATAATAGTATATTTTTATTATAGAAGCCCGCCAATGATGGCCGCCTTCCTAAAATGGAGGCTGCCATGCCGGATCTTCCGAATCAAAGTTTAGATCTCCGATTACAAAAACTGCAAAGCTGGAAAAAAGAATCATACGACCTCCGTACTTCCAAGGATAACCGTATCGCAAAGAACCTGAAGCTCATGAAGGGCATATGGAGCGATCAGACACAGACTAAATCCAAGATCACCGGTAAAAATAAAACATTCTTCCGTAAGATATGGTCAACCGTATGGCGCCTGACGGCTACCATGTATCAGGCGTACATGAAGGATCCCGAGTCCTTTAAGATCTCCGGACGTGACCTCATCAATGATCCACGGAAAGCCAAAGTTCTTCAGATATTAACCCGGTACCGTAAAGACGTTATGATGGATACCGGGAATTTATTTCTCAAATTTATATGGGCCATAATTAATATACTTACAAATGGCTGGACATGCGGGAAGCTCTCATGGAATCCCATAACGGATCAGAGCGAATTCACCCTGTATCCGTGGGAGCAGGTGTTCCCGGATATGGTGGCTGAAACTGACGATAAAATGAGATTCATAACTTTTCTGAATTACCTTACCGTAGATCAGATGTTCGATATGGGATATCCGGTGACTGATGTCATACCCACGGCACCCGAGACTAACCAGGTAAGGAGCGTCCGTTTCTGGAATGATATAGATCCACAGGTGGCAAATAGAACACCGGCAACTTATACCGGCGTAGGGAACGCACCTACGGGCGGACTCTATCCTCGCCCTGGATCTGCCCCTGATACTCAGAAGGTAGATCATGTGAAGCGGTACAATGTATTTGAATCCTTCTGGAAAGATGACGGCAAAATATGGTATGCAGTCAGCCTCGACTTCCGGCACTTCCTTGTAGAACCCATGCTTTCACCCTATGGTGACGGCAGCAGGCCCACGGACCGCTTTCCTATAGTAACCGGCCAGTGCTTAACCGAGCCCCATAAGCTCATAGGCGAAGGGATGCCGGAACCGCTGGAAGGTCCGCAGGAATCCTTTAATCATAATATGGGAATGAGAAAAGATAACGTGGCATCTTCCATGGCCGGGCATATGTTTGTTTCAAGGTACGGTGGAGTCGATATAGGGTCCCTTACCCGGAGACGTGTCAATGGCGTTACCATGATGGATGATATAACCGCCGTCAAGCATGAAATTGTACCTGATGTTACTCAGACGGCCTATATTGAAGCCAGAGCCGATGAGTCCATGATGAATGAAATGTCCGGAGACACTGAGGCTTTCCGTGGACAGCAAAAACCCGAGATCAAGGCTACCACAGCTAAGCTGAACTTCCAACAGTCCAATACCAAACCCGAGCTTTATGTGGCCATTGTCGGAGAGACTTTCTTTAAAAGGTTCCACATGGAACTTGCCCGGCAGATTCAGATGTTTGAAACCGATGAGAATTCCTTGAGGATAGCTAATGAGGAGCTCAGGCAGAAAGAGGGCGGAGGCCCATACGATGATATTTATAATTTGGACTTTAACGCTAACTGCACCATGGAGATAGGAGCTGCCCTGACAGGACAGGGTCCCATGGTACAGCAGACTCTTTTAGTTTTAAATACAGCCAATCAGTCCCTTGCCTCGATTGCTTCTTTAGCACAGCTCGGGGCAATACCGAAAGAGGGTATAAAAATCCCGAACATAGCCGCTATCTTCGAGGACCTGATGCCCTTGCTTGGTCACAGGGATATTGAGAGATATACGATTACTATACCGCCGCCACAAGCGCCGGCAGGCGGAGCTCCAGGCGTGGCATCACAGCCACGACAAGGACAAATTTCAGATACAGCTTAGAAAGGAGAATCAAAATGCCAGAGGGTGGAAAGAAACCATATCCAGGAGGAAAGAAAATCACCAAGAAAACCAGTAAATCAGGGACTAAGAAGAAATAATGCCGATCTCTGACTACAGCGAATTAAGCGATAAGGAAATCTACGATGAAATTGATAATACCATACATGCCGAGGAATTCTTAAAAAGCAAATTCGGTAAAGTCTTACAGGAAGCGGCCAACAGGATAGCAGAGAAATCAAGTCGTGAAATGGCTCTCAATGTTGATCCTTCCGATATAGCGAAAGTATGGGAACATAAATTAATCATGAGGATGTATAAATATGGATTCTTTGATGAGATTAAACAGTTAGCTCGGGAAGGCCCATGGCTTTACGATGAGTTGACCGAAAGACGTTCCGGGGAACGTGAACCCGAAGAAACCACGTCCGGCCAAGAGCCGTAAAAGGAGAGCAAATTATGTCAAGAGAAAGAGACGCAAACGGCAGGTTCCTTAAAAAGCAGGAAACCAACGATAACCTTGATCCCAAAAAGAAGGGTGCCGATCCGCAAACGAGTACGGATAGCGGTACGTTTGAACAGTCAGCCCGCGAACAAATGTATGCGAATTATGATAAGCACAAGGGAGCGGGTGAACCTGAAGCGTCATATGCCGATGGGGTAGCTGTTTCCCCCGAGGTAGAACCAGAAATACCGGAAGCTGCCCCCGCAGAGGCCGCACCCGCTGCAGAAGCAGCGCCAGCAGAACAGGAACCAGCCGCAGAGAAACCTGCAGAGGAAGCTGCAGCTGAACCTGTAAAAAAGGAAGAGGAAGTAAAAACGGCCCCGGCTGCCGAAAAGTCGGCATACGTGAAGGAAGAAAAGAAACCGGAAGAACAGAAGCAAGGCGATAAAGAGATTAAAACGGTTCCTTTGGCCGCCCTTCGTGAATCAAGAGACGAGACAAAAGCAATTCGTAGGGTGCTCACGTCAAAAGACGGAGCAATCGAGAAATTAACTGAACAGGTGAATCAACTGACTCAGCAGGTTCAGAATATGAATCCTGAATTTACCGTAGATGGTGAAACTGCTCAGCCGGAATCCGCTGCTATTAAAAAACTTGAGAATAAAGTCGCAGGTCTTGAGAGTGCGAACGATGCACGTACACAGGCTGAGATTGATTTGGATAATGCTCGGGCGATTGATAGAGTCGATAAGAAACTCACAGCCGAAGGTAAACTCGGATTTAAGACGTTTGCCACTAAGTACATGAAATTCTACTTTCAGGACTGGCACCAAACGGATTCTGTAATGGCAGAGGCTCATGATACTGAAGAGGGCTGGGAGAAAGTATTTCTCGAACACTTTTTACCTGATCTGCAGGTTATGGCTACTCAGAGCGATAAGAAGGAACACCTGGAAAAGAAGAACGTACAGAAGTCGAAAGCGGGATTGATAACCGCTCCAGGTGGAAATGCGAATCCTGAAGTGAAACCTAAGCAGATAAAGTCAACGGGTAGAAGAGCTGAATACGATGAATTCATTCAGAACAGACGAGGGCAATTACTCTAAGGAAAAGTAATCGCTAAGGAGAAACCATTATGCCCGACGAAATGATCTGGGTCAATCATCAAGGTGTATTGACCAATGTTAAGCTGAATCTGGATTATCGCAGAGTCAGCCAGCCCATGATGAAATTCAGACAGTTTACTGATTATAAAGAAGCCTTCGGTAAGAACGCGGGTCAGTCAGTGAACTGGTTGAAAGTCTCCAATATCGGAACTTTAGGTGGAAACCTGACAGAAACTAATACCATGCATGAGTCCTCACAGGCTCTTTTGTGGGGTACGGTGACTGTTAATGAAATTGGGAATAGCGTACCTTATACCCATAAATCGGAAGTGCTTTCACAATTCGATGTTGAAGAGATACTCAAAACGGGGCTGGTAGACGATACCGCCAAAGTAATAGACGGTCTTATCGAGATCCAGTTTGCTTCAGGTGCCTTAAAGATGGTAAGTACGGCTTCCAATCATTTCAATTTGGGAACGAACGGTACCTTCACAGGCATTAACACAAATGTACCGCTTAATGCGTTCCATATAAGGAAGGCAACGCTTGAGCTGAAAAAACGTAACGTACCGGGCTATTTAAAGCTGGGCGGTGCGTATGCAGGACTCCTCTCAGTTGAGTCCGGGGAATCGCTCAGAGCCGACATATCGGAAAACCTCTCTGCTGCCGGTAACGCTAATTTATTGGCCAATGACCGCGGAGCTGATGTCTTCCTTAATGGAGATCTCGGGGTACTTCACGGTATGAGACTGTCAGAGGACACCTTTGCATCAAGATTTATGTACGATCCGGATGCAAGGACGGCGGTTACAAAGGTGGCCAATTCCACAGGCAGAACCGCAGGGAACTTCACACAGACTGCCATATGGTCTGCTTCCACTACAGGGGTGAATAACGATGCGTATTTCTTCGGTTCACCGACTGTCAGAGAAGCAATAGCAATTCCTGAAGAGATCAGGAAGAAAATTCCAGATGATTACGGGCGTTCAAAGGGTGTGGCGTGGTATGCCATTTTAGGCTTTCAGCTTGAATGGGGTGACACTGCTGCAAAAGAGAACGATTGCCGTATAATTCATTGGAGTTCACTGTAAGGAGGTGGCGATATGTCTTCAACTTATGATAATGCTAGACACCAAGTTCGTCAGCTTCTTTCAGTTGGTGACGCCCTTGGATTTGATTTTAATGTAACGGGAACCAATGCTTCAGATGTCGAATCTTACAGATTCAGAGTACCAAGAAAGATTACCGTGGTGTTTTCATGTCAGAGGCTACCGTTGCTGGGGCCAACCTGAGTATTCTTTCCCGGAAAAAGTCCGTAGCCGGAACAACCGGAGGCGTAGCCTTTGGTACATTCCAAACAGGCGGCACTACAGCGGATGGTACAGGCGCAGCATTGACCGTGACTGCCACGGATTTTGCTGCCGGGGATCATTTGATTGTTGCCGTTGCTGCCGGGACTAACGCAACTTCAGGCTGGTTAGCTCAACTTCTCATTGGATGGAAAGAAACTTATCCTTCAACCTCTGATCCTAGTTCAGGCGAATAAAGGAAAAGTGAAGAAGCTACTACTCATCGGGTATCGCGGTTACGGCGATTGGTTATATGCCGTACCCGCGTTACCCTTTCTTTTTAAGGAATACGAAGTTCACATTGAAATGAGTTTCAGGGGATGGGAATTCTTTCATGACGATCCACGCTTTGCAGGCAAAACAGTATTCGATGTTGAGGACCTCTACGATCAAATACGTTCGGGCAAGCCTTTAAATGAAATGGAAATTGTTTATCAAAGATGGGATGCTGTAGAAAAAGAAGTTAAGCCCGATAAAGTTGTCAACTTATTCAGAACGCTGGAGTCGAAGTGCCTTGCTGAAAGATATCAACCTGAATTTAAATATTCCTTAGAAGACAGACAGAAAAGATTCGGTAAATTGGATTGGTATGAGCCTGCCTTCGATGCCTGCGGAATACCTTTCCCTGATGACCTTGACACTACCGGATTATATTACAAACCCGAATCTCTTAACTGGGCCGAAGGATGGAAGGCTACACATAATGGACAGTTCATTATAATGATACCCGTTGCCGGCAGCGGGCTTCAAAAATCATATCCACAGATGAAGGAACTTGTTTATGAAATATTAGATAAATACGAAAATGCAGTTATATATCTTGTCGGTGGTATCAATAATGAACAGAACTGGAGACACAAAAGGATTTATCATGTCTTCGGTGACATGCCTTATAAGCAAGTTGTATTAATGGCGAAGCATGCCAATTTGGTAATAGGACCTGAAACCGGTCTCCATGTTGCCGCCGGCATGTGGGGTACTCCAAAGATCCAGTTATGTAATTTATCAAATGTATGGCAGTTAAATAATAAACATAAAAACGATTATTCTATCCAGTCTCAGTGCGAATGTTCCCCCTGTCATAAAATGATAAATTCAATATTCGATTGCGATAAAACCGTAGTGCATGATTTTGGGATGGTGTCTGAATGTACCATGATGTATGACAAAGAATTAATTTTGGAAAACATAGAAACAGTTTATAACAAGGAGTCAATAACCGTATGAGTATTACAGCTACCGATAAATTTGAGAGGCTAGGAAAATTCATGAAGGCTTTAAAGAATGATGTGTACCCTGAACCTTTCGGAAATGAAAGTTTCATTGAAAGCGGTTTCGATTCCATTAAAGATAAGATTAAGCCAGGACAAAAAATACTTGATATTGGCTGCGGTCATGGTTATGCAATGGATCTGTTTGCGAAGGCGGGAGCTTCTCCCATAGGAATAACCCTGGACGGAGGAGACAAGAGTAAAGCGGTGTCGATGGGTCATGATGTCCGTATCATGGATATGTCCTTCCTTGAATTTGAGGACAATTATTTTGATGGTCTGTGGGCGAGGCAATCACTCGAACACAGCATATTCCCTTATTACACATTATCCGAATTTTACCGGGTCCTGAAGCCCGGCGGTTGGATATATGTAGAGGTTCCCGCTCCCGGAACTGATGCCAAACATGAAAATAATGGCAATCACTATTCTATAATGCCTCTTTTAATGTGGGGCAACTTAATGACTAGAACCGGGTTCATGAATTTAAAACCTCATAATATTACTTTTGAATTAATTGATCCCTGGAAAGGCGATGAATTGTATTTCAGAATAACAGGGATGAAACCTGGGCAGCAATTCGGGTTCACCATGGATACTTTTAAAAGAAGATAATGAAAAAGAAATTATACATAGGTATGCCCGCCGGCGAGTATTACGGATGGGCTATATGCGGAAAAAACGTAATATCTGAATTGTCCAAAATCGCCGATGTCAGGTACGTTCCAAATAGTCAATATGATGAACTTCCGAGATTGCAGGAGACAATAGATTTCATTAAAAGCATTACAGAGATCCCCAATGGTAATGAATATAATTACCTTCAGTGCGTAGATAATTTCAACGGGGGATTGAACTACAGAGGCGATGTTAATGTGGGATATATATTCTTTGAAGAGGGAGTTTTAAACGATGACCTTTTGGAGCATCTAAAATCCTACGATATTATAGCAACGGGTTCTCATTACAATACTGATATCTTAAAGAAAATGGGGTACAACGCTGTAACTATTCATCAGGGAATAAACTGCGATATATTTAAGCCAGCAGATAAAAAATACTTTCAGGATAAATTCGTAATCTTCTCCGGAGGAAAACTTGAACATCGTAAAGCGCAGGATATAGTTGCTTATGCCGTCGGTAAACTTCAACGCAAATATCCGGATATCATACTCATGACTTCATGGGGGAATATATTCAATAAAGATGAAGTCAATAGGGCCAATGTGGATATCGTTAAAAATCATCTTTCCCCTTCTCAGACTATAATGACCAACATATCAAGTCAGATCGAGATAGTAAGATACATATCTGAAACCGATATAGGATTTTTCCCGAACAGATCCGAAGGCGGAACCAATCTGGTAATGATGGAGTACATGGCATGTGGTAAGACGGTAATAGCCAATAACTCTTCTGGTCAAAGGGATGTATTGAATTATGATTATGCTTTCCTGTCATCAGGAAGCGTTGAAGATGACTTAATAGATCAATATATAAAACTTATTGAAATTGCTTATCAGAACAGAGATCAACTTAAAACCATGGGAACTAAGGCGAGAGAGGCCATGCTGCCTTTTACATGGGAAAAAACAGCAAAGGAGTTTATGAATCTATATGAGTAAATCAATATTGGAGCTTGCGAAGGAACATATGAATGAGCGATATCGCGGTAGGTATTATATTGATCCTGTTAAAAATCAGATGAACCGCAAGGAAGTGAATTGCATTATGTGCAAACGTCCGATGACTACAAGCAAGACAGAGAATCCGCCATATTTTTGTTATAGATGTGACGATGAATCGGAAGGAGTATTCGGCCTTGGATAAGCATATAAAGAAGAGAGACAAAAGGATTTATGAAAAGCCAAAGATAAAGCCAATAAAGAATATGATGTTTATGTTTGACGGCATGAAAGCAGTGAATACTTGCCATAGTTGCAGACAGTGTTCAAGCTGTCATGGGTGCAGATAATGGATAAATATTTACGTTTAAGAGACAAGGTTCTCAGGAGAGCAAGGGGTAAGACAGTCCTATTATCCCGGTACGGAGCTTTTGGAGATCTCATTATGCTGACTCCAGTTTTAAGGGAATTGAAGCGAGAAGGATATTATGTGGTTCTCAATGCACAGGGCAGTTCCAGGAACGTGCTTACCTGTAATCCAAACATAGACGATCAGATCATACAGGTTCGTGATGAGATTCATCCTGATAAGCTCGATGAATACTGGTCTGAATTATCCAAAGGCTTTGACAGGTTTATTAATCTTAATGGATCCATTGAAGGAGATCTCCTGAAAACAGAGGGCACACTTGAATTCTCTCTTCTGAAAGAAAAAAGGCATGAACTTTGTAATAAGAATTATATAGATCATACAATGAAACTCGCGGGATTTGATATTATTGGAGCTCAGCCAAAACTGTTTTTCTCAAAGGCAGAGCATAAGTGGGCTAGAAGTATTCTTAAAAGAATTAATCATAAATATCTCATTCTCTGGTCTTTGTCCGGATCCTCATATCATAAAGCGTGGCCTTATACGGAATATGTAGCAACTGAGTTTCTCGATGCTCACCCCGATACTCACGTTATCACAGTGGGAGATCTTGCCTGTAAACTGCTTGAATGGGAGCACCCGAGGACATATTCATGGTCAGCCAATATAACTATACGCAAGGCCATGATATTGACCCAGTATGCTAATCTGGTAATCGGTACGGAAACAGGATTATTGAACGCTGCTTCCTGCTTCGATACTCCAAAGATTGTAATGCTCTCTCATTCCACCGAAGAGAATCTTACAAAGCACTGGAGGAATGTCGAGGCTGTAAACGGCAATACACATTGTTATCCCTGTCATCAATTACATTACAGTAAAAAATCCTGTCCTTTAAATAGCGCAACACAGACACCTTTATGTATGACAATGATAAGGCCCGAGCAGGTCTTATTGAGAATGGAAAAATTCTATAAAGAGTCAAGGAGGAAAGTCGCATGAGAAAATGGATAGTAACATTAATAG